GCCTCTCATTTCTGAATGCAGAAACCGGTAAACCAGTAAACGGCAATAACAAAGGTTCAATGCTCATCATCTGGCATCCATATCCACGCTCAGGAGAGTGTCGAATGACAGCGGTAGATCGTGATGTGCTGATGGGGTACGGGCGCAGATTCATGAGGAAAGCAGCATGACAGACATAAGCAGAGAGGTCTGTGAAGAGTATCTGGATGCTCTGGTCACAGTGGAGCTATCCGTACGATTCGCACAACTCGAAGACCGCAAGATTAACGCCACCATCCGCGCAACAGTAACAGAGTTACTCAAGCGCATCCGCGACAAGAAAATCCGCGCCATCTTCGCAGGTTTAGCCCGTCAGCCATTCCCTGATGGAGCCTTGAAGATGATGCGTCGCCAGTTAGACAGCTTAGTAGGAGAACCCGTATGTGCTCAGTAACTAACATCCAGAAAGTCAAATGGCAGCGTCAGCGCGATATGCATAACGAGCAGCTGCTTATTGGCAAAGAGCATGAGCTTGAGCGTAGCCTTGAGTATGTTCGTGAGCAGCTGAGGGAAGTGCGTAACCGGCTTGGTACGAATAAGCCAACTGGAGGCGATGCAGCATGAACCTGGAAAACGCAGCAAAATTTCACTTCGCGAAGTCTACGCAGATAAACGATACGCCGCGTTCAACATCCTCAGATACGCTAACTGGTACTGATGTGATGGCTGCTATGGGCATGACACAAAGTCGCGCCTCATTGGGTTACAGCGCGTTTTTAGGGAAGATGGAAATCAGCAGCAATGACCGTGAGAAAGCTATTGAACTGCTGACCCAATATGCACTTGAGCACTGCGATAAGGTTGCCGCCTTACGTAAGCTCGAAAATGATATTAAGCCAAAGGTAATGCAAGTTCTCGCAACATTCGCATTTGCTGACTATTCCCGTAGCGCTGCCAGTACGCGAACCTGTGATTGCTGCGCGGGTAAAAAGTTTGTCGATGCTGAAGTCATGACGATGAAAAGCATCGGGCAGCCTTATTTGACTGAGCGCAAGGAAACGGTGAAGGTGCTTTGCCACAAATGCAAAGGGAAGGGAGTGCTGACCAATGCATGTCAGTGCAACGGGAAAGGCGTTGTGGTAGACAAAGAGAAAACTATTCTACAGGGCGGCGTTCCTGCATATAAAACATGCGGCCGCTGCAATGGGCGTGGTTATGCTCGATTACTGCCTGATAGTGTTCGCCAGTATATCTGCGCTACGGTGATTGAAGTGCCTGAAACCACATGGCGCAGGTCATACAAGGACTTCTTCGAAAGTCTGGTGGGTGAGTGCATTAAGCAGGAGGAGTATGCAAATCAGATGCTGAGCAAAGTCACTCGCTAGTAAATATTTTCTACGAAATAGGAATTATCTAGAAAATCACACTTTACAAAGTGGCGATATTTGTTTAATCTGAAACCAATGATGGAGTAGTGCAGTCATTCGATAGCCCTGAGTTAATAGCTCGGGGCTTTTTCATTTGCACAACAGGTAAGGGCATTGACTACACCAGATAAATCTTCGGATGTAATGGTAAAACCATGCAGTGCTCTTTCCGTTGTGGTGAGATACCCAATGCTGGTATCGCAAAGCAAATGCGTTGTACGGCGATATAAGCACGCCAGCACCACATCCTAACCTGCTACCTCAGGCAATCGGTCGAAAGACGCCGGATAAACGTAACCGGCCTTAATTGCACGACCTTTCTGAAAGCACTCTATATCCAACAACCAGACCTCACACACATCACCGTATCGCTCTGTGGCTACGGGTTTAGAGTGCTGCCAAAAAAGAAAACCCGCTCAATGGCGGGCTTCGTGAAGATGGGTGGCAAGAGACTGCGCTAACAGCCTCTTGCCTGATTTGCCCATGCCTTTAGTCACGAACAAACCACGTTACCGAAAATGTATCCTGGATTTGTTCATATCACCATCATCCCTATTCCTAATTTGAACAGATCCCCATGTAGTCCACTTGGGGGTAGAGCATGTACCGTATGGATAAAATCAGAGAATGGTTCAGTTACTGGTTCGGAGGGCTTACTGCAATGGGCGGAGTTCTCTCGCTTAACGACTGGGCTCTTATCGTGGGTATTCTTTGTACCGTCGGCACATTCGGCATCAACTGGTACTACAAGCGCAAAGAGCGCGAGGACAGATTGAATGGCAATGTCTCCGGCACTCAGAAATAGCATTATTGCCACGTTGGGCGGCGGCGCTATCGCAATAGCGACAACAATGCTCTCCGGTAAGGATGGTCTCGAAGGTCGAAAGTATGAAGCATATCGCGATGTTGTCGGAGTTCTGACAGTCTGTGACGGTCACACCGGTTCAGACATCATCATAAATAAGCGATACACAGATAAAGAGTGCGATGCACTAACAAGAAAAGACCTTCAGCGTATAGCTTCACAGGTTGACCCGTACATCAAAGTGCCAACCACTGAAACTCAACGCGCAGCAATTTACTCTTTCGCTTACAACGTCGGCGCAACTGCCACAATCAATTCCACTCTCCTGAAAAAGCTGAATGCTAAAGATTACTCTGGTGCCTGCGCAGAGCTTAAGCGCTGGGTATATGCAGGCGGCAAGAAGTGGAAAGGACTTGTTAACAGGCGTGACGTTGAATATCAGGTATGCACCTGGGGTCAGAAATCCGCAGCAACAAAAGATAATGGTTTCGGACCGCTAAATCCTGGCACTCCGCTATCTGCTCCGGGAGTGTTCTGATGAGCAGAATAACAGCAATCATCATTGCGATCGTTATCTGCATCATTGTCTCACTTAGTTGGATGGTAAATCACTACCGTGATAACGCCATTGACTACAAGAAGCAACGAGACATAGCGGTTAACGAGGCTGCTCTGGCAAAAGCAACCATCACCGACATGCAGACGCGGCAGCGCGACGTTGCCACTCTCGACGCTAAATACACGAAGGAGCTTTCTGATGCTAATGCGACTATCGAAAGTCTCCGTGCTGATGTTTCTGCTGGGCGTAAGCGCCTGCAAGTCTCCGCCACCTGTTCAAAGTCAGCGTCCGGAACCAGCGGCATGGGCGATGGAGAAAGCCCAAGACTTACAACAGATGCTGAACTCAATTATTACCGTCTCAGAAGTGGAATCGACAAAATAACCGCTCAGGTGAATTACCTGCAGGAATACATAAAAACTCAGTGCCTGAAGTAACCCACCATAGCGCTACATCTTCGCTGCTTACCTGCATTAGCCATGACTGCAGTCCCTCCTTCTGCAAGAGCGTGCAGGTTATTCGAAAAAGCTGATACCGCGTCACAGCATTGCGGGATGTCTGTGGCGTTCATAGCTGCCTTCTCAAGCAGTGGTAGAAGAATTGAGGATATATAAAGTTCTGCAAATGGTGTCGGTAAAGCGCCATTGGCAGAGTTTTATGTAGATTTGAAGTGTCACTGGTGTCGAGAATTCCCGGTGAGATATCCAAACATCCAGCAGGAAATTCCAAAATGACTAAACGCGCTATCTCAACTGGTGGTTATCCAATCGAAGTATCCACCCCAACTGACCCGGTAACCATTCCAGCAGCGACAACCTCAGCAATCGGCGGGGTTAAGAAGATGGCTGCACAGGCGGATTCAACTGCAACTGATGTTGCTGGTCTGGTGGCAGACTTCAATGCTCTGCTTGCTAAAGCTCGCACTGCCGGACTGATGTGATGATCACCATGAAGGTGGTAGCACAAAAGAGGTGGTGGGTAAGCCCATTGCTGTCAGTGCTTAAGGCATTTGTCTATGCACGCATCGTTAAAGAGAAACACTTCAAATCTCTGTCAGGCTTCATTGCTCGCTGGGGATTTAAGTTCAAAACAGAGAAATGACATGAGCGACATTGAAAAGCGAATCTCTCAATTCGCAGAAAAGATGAAGTCAGAGGGAAGGGTGTTAAGCGTTATGGACGGAGGATGGGTAGCAGTAAGCCCAACAACCGGCATGGCAGCATTTGACATGGTCGAGATGACGAAACTAAACGCCAAAGGTTATCTGGCTGCATACGTATTAGCAAATAACGAGAAATAAATATGGCTAGGCCAACCAAGTACCAGAAGGCGTACGCCGAGCAGGCTCGCAAGCTGTGCATGCTTGGCTACACCGACGCTCAATTAGCAGACTTCTTTGAGGTCTCTGAAGCAACTATCAATACGTGGAAGAAAGAGCATCCAGAGTTTCTGGAGTCCGTAAAAAAGGGGAAGGACCTAGTTGACGCTGAAGTGGTCGATAGCCTCTTCCAGAGAGCAATGGGTTATGTAGCCCCGGACACAGATATCCGCGTTATTGATAACCAGATAGTCAAAACGCAAATCAAGAAGCATTACCCTCCTGATACTGCAGCTGCCATCTTCTGGCTCAAGAACCGACAGAAGAAAGACTGGCGAGACAAAATTGACCACGCTATCGAGGGAGCCAACGGTGGCCCGGTAGAAGTCGTCAATTATACAGCAGCAGATTACGCAGCAGCTCAGGCAGCCATGGAGGAGAAACTAAAAGGCCTGGACTGATATGAACGAAATTATCGAATGGGATGATTTGTCATTCCCTGAGCGTGTAGTGCTTCGTTCAAAGTCCACCAAATCGTTTCTCAACTTCACTCGACTGTGGTTCGAGCTGATTCAGGGTGATCGCCTTCTGGTTAACTGGCATCACCGGCTAATGGCGTCAAAGATTGATGACCTGATAGCCGGTCGATTAGAGCCGCGAAACCTGATTATCAACATTCCTCCTGGCGGGACGAAAACAGAGTTCTTCTCCATTCACTTTCCAGCCTACGTCAACGCACTGGTGCAGGAAGGAAAACTCAAGCGCTTTCGTAACCTGAATATCTCTTTTGCTGACACACTGGTAAAGCGTAACTCACGACGCACCAGAGACATTATCGCCAGCAAGGAGTATCAGGAATTCTGGCCTTGCTCATTCGGCGTTAATCAGGCTGAAGAGTGGGAGATAAAAGACGATCGCGGCCGCTCAATTGGACAGACGGTTTCCCGTTCAAGTAACGGACAAATCACCGGTGGTCGTGGTGGTTACTTCGGTACTGAGTTCTCCGGCATGGTTATGCTGGATGACTACAACAAACCAGTCGACATGCTCAGTGAGTCGCGCAGGAACAGCGCCAACACGCTTCTGGTAAACACCATTCGCTCTCGTCGTGGTGATAAGTCCAAAGAGCACCCTACGCCGTTTGTGAGCATTCAGCAGCGCCTTCACACTGACGACGCAACAGGGTTCATGTTGTCTGGCGGAATGGGCGTTAAGTTCCACCATGTCGCTATCCCTGCGCTTATTGACGAGAAATACATTCAGTCTCTAGCAGAGCCATGGCGCTCTCTGTGCTGGGAGACGGTGAAAGACACCGACTCTGTGGAAGTGTCCGGTACTCGCTACTGGTCATACTGGCCGCAGATGGAAGATGTGAACGACCTCCTGCAGCTTTGGGAGAAAGACCGTTACACATTCCTCTCTCAGTACCAGCAGAACCCTATGGCGCTTACGGGCGGAATCATCGATACCGACTGGTTCCAGACGTACACCACTCTTCCCAAGCTCACTCATC